GGCTAACTTGATTGTGGCACAACTTCTATTCCTTGAAGCAGAAAACCCCGAAAAAGACATCAGTCTTTATATCAACAGTCCAGGCGGCAGCGTAACTGCTGGGTTGGCTATCTATGATACCATGCAGTTTATCAAGCCCGACATTAAAACTATTGTAATGGGTCAAGCAGCAAGCATGGGCAGTTTTCTTGCACAAGCAGGTGCACCGGGTAAACGTTATGTGTTGCCCGAAAGCCGTACAATGATTCATCGTGTAAGTTCCGGCACACGTGGTACAAGCGGCAGCGTTCACGTGCAAGAACTACAGTTTGAAGATGCTATTCGCAGTATGGAAGAATCAAAACGTCTTAACCGTCGTCTCACAGAACTTTATGTTAAACATAACAGCGTGGGCAAGAACTACGACGAACTGTTTGACACCATGAAGTTTGATACGTTCTTGAGTGCAGAAGAAGCAGTTGAGTACGGATTAGCTGACAAAGTGATCGACAAACGATGATAGCGTTGATCTTAGCTGTAGTACTTGTTTGGATGGCAGTACAAAGCAGAACACCTGCTGTTCGGTGTAACAACGACTGCAACCAAGGACGCAATTGTACGTGTAAGGATACCAATGAATAAAGTTAGTGATGCTATTGCAGAAATGAAAAACATTCCTACAAGACAAGGATTGTTAGACTTGCTCAGTGATGAAATAGTCGACGTTACATTTGATAAACTAAATGGCGATGAGCGTACAATGAAATGTACGCTCATGCCAAGGATGTTGCCTCCTGCACAACGAGAAGACATTCTAAGTCAAGCCAAAATACGCAACTTAGAAGATAAAGTCTTTGTTGTATGGGCAGTTGACATTGATCCGCCGGCATGGCGTAGCTTCCGGTATGATCGTGTTAAAGCGGTTAAAATTGACTTTGACACAATCGGATAAATCAGTTATTATTTTAAAAATGATAAGTATTATTGCTAACAGCAAGTGGACTATACAGGGATCGACCCACTTAAAACATTCCGCCCCCTCAACCAACGAGGTAAAATATGGGTAATTATAATCCAGTAACATACAAATACACAAGCACAAAAGAATATGTAGATGCATTTCCTTGTGCATATCGCCAGTGGCGTGCAGATAGTCATTGTAATACAATTCATGGTTATGCATTTAGCATGAAGTTCTACTTTGGAACAAATGATCTAGATGTAAGAAATTGGGCTGCTGACTACGGCGGGCTTAAAGAACTTAAACGAGTGCTCGAAGATCAGTTTGATCATACACTACTAGTTGGAGAAGATGATCCTAACATGGATATCTATCGTGAGCTAGAACGCCGCAAGATGGCAAAGCTGACAGTGTTGCCTAAACTCGGCTGCGAAAGCCTGGCAGACATGCTGTACAAGTATGTCAACGGTGTTTATATTCCAGACATGTGGGGTCCTAGTGAAGCAGAGCGTCTGTGGTGCTACAGAGTAGAAGTTAGAGAAACACAAGCAAACATGGCATTCCGTGAAGGCCACAGAGAATGGAATGAAAATCTTCTTGAATGAAAACGTGGGACGAAAGTAAAGAACAACGCAAACGTAGAAAGGCCCTAGAAAAACAGGGCCTTTCCACTGTTGAGCGAACTGACTATGTAAGAGGATACCTCGAAGCATACAAACAATCTACAAAAAAGAATTATGTAATTTGTTTAAAATGGGGTACAAAGTATGGACCCGAGTATGTTAACAAATTGTACAATATGGTTAAGCGCAATTGTACACTAGATTACGAATTCATCTGTTTTACAGATGACACCCAAGGTATAGATAAACACATACGCACAGAACCCTTACCGAGTATAAACTTGCAAGGTTGGTGGTATAAGGTTTGGTTTTTAAGCAATAAGTTACCTATAACAGGAACTGCACTGTTCTTTGATCTAGACCTTGTTATTTTTAGAAACATTGACAGATACTTTCTTTACAAACAAGATTCTCCATTTGTTATTATACGTGACTTTAACAGGCAAGTACGAAAAAATTGGGATCGTATGAACAGCAGTGTGTTTAGAATAAAAATCGGTGAATACAACAACGTTTACGAATTGTTTGAAAAAGACGCAATTGCTATACAACGCAAGTATCCTGGAGACCAAGACTTTATGTTTGCAAATATACGAAATCATATATTTTGGCCAGATGAGTGGGTACAGAGTTATAAATGGGAAATGCGAGGCAGATCGGAATTAACTGTTGTAAATGGAAAACGTAATTTTAAAAAGCCAGGTGTCCCTACAATTTTACCAGACACAAGTATTGCAGTATTTCACGGAACTCCTAACATGGACGAATGTATAGATGAATGGCCACGTGCAAATTGGTATTGACAACTGTAAAGAAGTCGCATATAGTAAACGTATGATAAGAACGTATATGATATATGCTGGCCTTACTTTCCTCGGTTACGAGTACGGTGAGACCAAGGATGAAGTGTTGTTTAGAACTCGTTCAAAATTTGGCGATCCTAACAATTGGAATGTAACAGAGTATACTGCCAACATTATCGTTTGGCGAGAGGAACTAGAATGCACAAACGCATAGGATTTGCTTGTAAATATCTTCACCACAATCAGAATCAACCAGCAAAGATTCTAGAAGAGTTGCAACGGCCGCTTACTGAAAAATGCACTACAGTTGCATGGCTGAACAGACAGACACGTGATGTAGCAGAGCAACGTCTTTGGGACATCATGGAACATAATGCCGCTGCCGCAAAGCGACTGATAGAATACGTAGGCAGTCTGCCCCCCGAACTTAGAATGGTACGTCTTGGCAGCAACCAGCTTCCTTGTGCAACTGAATCCAGCTGGCGTTACTTTTGGAAAAAACCAGATGTGGTTGCATACTGCGAAAAACACTACGGTGCAGTTGGAGACACTGCAAGAGCATTGGATGTTCGTGTAAGTATGCACCCTGGACAATTTACAGTGCTTGCCAGCGAAGATCCAGAAATTGTAGAACGTAGTATCGAGGAGTTTGAATATCATGCAGATATCATCAGGTGGATGGGCTTCGGCCGCAAGTTTCAAGATTTCAAGTGCAACGTCCACATCTCAGGACGCAAAGGTCCAGCCGGTATTAAAGACGTGCTTAAACGTCTCTCGCCAGAAGCAAGAAACACTATTACTATCGAAAACGACGAAAACAGCTGGGGACTCGAAGCAAGTCTTGAGCTTGCAAACGATCTCGCTTTGGTGCTAGACGTACATCACCACTGGGTTAAGACTGGCGAATATATTGAGGTAACAGATGAACGTGTTAGAAAAGTTATTGATAGTTGGCGGGGTGTTAGGCCCGTTCTTCATTATAGCATTAGCCGTGAAGACGTTATTCCCACAACTGAAACAAATACACGGCCAGATTACAAAACGCTCCTCCAAGAAGGTTACAAAAAAGCGAAACTGAGAGCGCACAGTGACTATTGCTGGAATACTGCATCTAACGACTGGGTCTTGACTTTTTGGCAAGACTTTGATATTATGGTAGAAGCAAAGATGAAGAATCTTGCAAGTCAGCAACTTTACAAACAATATACCAAGGAGTTGATCAATGAAGCCTGAAACACCGGCACAAGGTATTTTAAAAACCAGCGAATGGGGTGATAGCAAATGGTATCATATTCACTGTAGCTGTGGCAATGATGATTGCTCACATGAACTGAATGTGGAAGCAGATGATGTTGACGTTAGTGTTCACATCTACACCAAGAATCATACTAAATGGTGGAAAATGAATCGTTGGCAGCAAATTTGGCAAATTCTTACAAAGGGTTATGCTGAGATGCAGACAACAATTGTGCTGGATGAGCAGACTGCAATTAACTATGCAGGCGTGCTTACTAGTGCAGTTACAGACGTAAAACAGTTCAAAGCTGACCATTGGGTCAAGCGAGAACAACATAAATAAAGTATGAGTTACTTATCGCAAATGTATGGCAGTAAGATGCCACATAACAATGTTAAAGAAAAAAACCCTAATCGTGTTCTTGGCGGTCTAAAAGGCGCTGGAGTAGATACGTTTACAATGCTTGGCGAAGATGGACAAGAAAAGCGTATTCCTACTGAAGCATACGTTAACGGGCTTGAAGAAAAAATAAGACAGCAAGGTAATAGGCTTGCTGTACTTGAAAAACAAATCAGGAGATTGTCAAATGATCAAAAAATGGATCGCCAGTCGTTTAGCAGAACGATCAACCGTTGATGGCGTTGTAATGGTTGCTGCTGGGGCAGCAGTTATTGTATTTTACCCATTTGCAAAACTAATTGCATATGGTGCAATTGCATACGGTGCTTACACTATTTGGCGCAAGGACTAAAGTTTACTTATAGGCATATTACTGCTGGCATTTAATGTCCAAACCTTTTTACGCTCAACGCCCTTGCGTTGGGCGAATTTTTTTATGTCACATTCCGGACACACGTGAAAGTAATTGTTACTCAAACGCTTAGGATCCATTGATCCTCTTTCTCTGCTAAATTCTGCATCGCAGTTGTCACACCTAAAATGTACTATAGTTCTATTCCTATAGTAGGTGTGTTCACTGCCTAATTTGCTTTTTCTGACGTGTTCAGATTTAATTACACTTTGTCCTATAAACATAACTATATTTACATTAAGATTACAAAAATTTAGAATAAATATTAGAAAGGAATTAAAATGACTATTTGCACACTAACTGATTCAGCTAAAAAACAGATCGACTATCTTTGCCGAGAAAACGACTGCTATGCTATTAGTTTAAATATCAAAGGCGGCGGCTGTGCAGGATTTGAATACGACTGGGGAACAGTAGCACATCCATCCGATCTCAATCCAGGTGATGAAATAGTTCACACCGATAGCGCAGGTAGATTTGTAGTTAGCGCACATAGTATCATGTTTTTAATTGGTACTGAAGTGGATTATGTTCGTAGCCTAGTAGGTTCAAATTTTGAAATACGTAACCCAAATGCAAAAAGCAGTTGCGGTTGCGGTGTAAGTGTAAATTTTGATATGGACATTCCGGAATTTATGGTATAATTGGAGTTTAAAGTATGGCAAAACAAGAGGTAAACATTGGCGTTGAGGGCAATGACGGTACTGGCGACAGTATTCGCGAATCCTTCCGTAAAGTAAATGAAAACTTTACAGAGATCTATGCAGTTTTCGGACTTGGCGGTAATATTAGTTTTACCTCTTTAGATGATACTCCTGATGAATTACTAGGCAACGAAGAAAAAGTTGTTATGGTAAACTCTGCAGGCACAGGTATAGAGTTCTTTGAACTGGTATCAGACGCTGGCACAAACAACCCTAGCGACCCTGCAAACACTATATCCTTTACCATTGATGCAGGCAAGCTAGTGGTTAGAGCTATTAATGCAAGAGTT